TTCCGGGCAAGCTCAGTTTCCAGGGTCGGTCATGCACGCGCCCGCCGCGCGAGGTCGGCGACGTGAGTGACATCGCCCGCACGTCGCCTGGAGCCAGTCCTGCACCGAGCTGCAGCGCAACCGCAGTGCGGTTGCGGACGTCCTGCCATTTCATCGCGACCTGGCTGTTGCGTTGATCAGGCGATATTCCGGGGCGCGGGCGCGCTGCCGAAACGAACGCGATCAATGTCTTCGCTTCTGTGACTGTGAGAAATTCGGGAAGGGGATCGGATTCGGCGGAATCGGCGTAGCGTACGGAAGGGTGGTCGCTCAACCAGTGCGAGACCGCCATATTGGGTTGTTCGCCAGTGACATGCGACTGATGCTTGAGCACTCGGTCGATCAATCGCATGAGTCGCAACGCATGACGAGGTGTCAGCGACTGATCCGAGCTTTTCATGCCGAACCGCGCTGCCTGGAATGCATCCAGGTCGAGTGCGTTGAGCGATTCGAGCCTCACGGTCGGGTTTTGAGACAGACACCAGGCGGTGAAGGCACCCCACATGTCACGGTAGACCTGGACCGAACCGGGTTCGCGCAGGAGACCGAATGTCCGTCGATCGGTGATCCATGCGTCGAATGCCGACGTATGGGTGGGCAACTGCGTTTCCGGGAACAAGGATAAGTTTTCGTTCATAAAAATTACACTAACGGCAAGTTGTTATCATTGAGGTAACGATTAATTTTCAGGATGGAATGAATCGATTGCCGTTAGTGTAATTTATAGCCTGTCTTGTGGCTGGCTTTAGCATCGACTGGAACCTACGAGAGGGATGTTCCAGTACCGACGTCGAACAATGAGAGAACCGACAGCTGACATGGCGATCTGCATCAGCGGTAGGGAAGGCTAAATATCAAAAACCGATGAACCGACTTCATCGTCACCAATCCGCGTTGATGTTGGTGACTGGCGAGTGCTGAATAGGCTCGGCCACTGATCACTGTGTAGTTGGTTTTTCGACGCTCGCCAGTCGATCGTCTAAGTCCAACCCAATGATCACGCTAGGTGGCATCGCCCGGATCTCCGTCGCTGACTCGCAAGAAGCCGACGACTGTCCAGCGTAGTTCTGGCCAGGATTAGCTGACTCGGCAGACGATTTCCGAGTTCGGCGTCGAATCATCCATTGTCGGCAAGCACAGGAGAGCAGGTCGAGGATCGGGCAATCCTGAGCTCAGCATCAGCGACTTAACATAATATACATTGTGTAAATCGTGCCCAAACGTCAACTGAGGGGCTAGTCGCTATCCCACCAAGGATTGCCGCCGCGCTGGCGCCAGCGGAACCCATCACCCCGCCAGTCACTAGCAAAGCTTTTCCCAACGCTCTCATGAGCTGGTCACCCTTTGCCTTTCCTTCGTGCTGCTCGACGGTTGCTCGGGCTAGCGTGACGACTGGGTCAAGGCCGGCAACGTGGGCAAGGATGGCCTGATCCGCAGGGGTGGCCGTCTTCCGGCCATGCCTCCAGTTGCTCACCGTCTGTCGACCAACGCCGAGCTGCTGGGCGAGCTTGTAATCGCTCCCAGCTATCTCCGAGGCCTTGTCGATAAGAATATTTAACGATTCAAGATGTGTCATGCGTAGTCCCTTCTGGCTACTATCAGCACCGTAGCCAAATCGAGCTACGTAGCTGAACCTGATTCATTATGCAATCGTCGTGCAAATTCTTACGCGTAGGACAAGAAGCCGCCACCGGTCGCAGCGGCGCGCGCAGCGCGACGGCGGCCGGTGGCGATTCTTCAGCCGTCCCCGTTGGTAATCACGGGGATAACCTCCAACCGACCATCACGGTCACTTTCGGCGCAGTCTTCGCATGACACGTCCGGCAAAGTCCTCGTTGGTGCTCGATGGTTCGGAAATCAAATTCCGCCTGATGGCCGAGCGTGTCGCGTCGAAGACGCCGGTTCATATCGACTGGTTGCGCTTCACGGTCCTACGCCGGAACAACCCGGCGCCCTCGGTCGACACGCTGTTTCCGCGCTCGTCGTCCATCTGGGACGACAACTACCGCGAACGCGAGTTCGCCCGTGTCCTGGCCGAGCTTCCCGACGAAGACTTCGGCGCAGCCGCTCAAGCGCGCGACCTTGGCGTCGAGGTGTGTGAGGCCCTTGGTACCGACTACGCCGTCGCTGCGGAGGTCCGCAAGGGGCATGACTTCTACAAATTTCGCTGGAGCATCGAGCGCAACGGCGTCGAGTGCGGCTGGGTCGGCTTCCTCTCGTCGAGCGACAGCCCGAAGCAACAGGCCCAGGCCCGTACCCTGCATGTGAACCTGTTCGGCGCTGCTTGCACGTTTGCCGCCCATGGCTGGAACGACCGTCTTGCGCAGCTCGTCGACGAAAGGCACGGCGACATCACCCGCTGCGATCTCGCCCTGGACTTCTTCGACGGTCTGCCCGGTGGCCTGGATTCCATCGTCGACGACTACAAGTCCGGCGCCTGTGACTCGGGCGGCAAGCGTCTTAAGTCCAACTGTGTTGGCGACTGGCTCAACGGCAAGGAACGCAGCCTCTATTTCGGCAGCAAGGAAGCCGGAAAGCAGACCAACTGCTACGAGAAAGGCCACCAGCTTTTCGGCGTGGAGAGCGGGTCCGAGTGGCTGCGCATCGAGCTGCGCTACGGCAACAAGCTGCGTGTGCTTGGCTCGGACATGCTGCGCCGTCCGGCCGACTTCTTCGCCGGTGCGTCTGACTGGCATGCGCTGATGCTCACGAAGGCCGATGCGATCGCCCTTCCCCAGGCTGTCTCCACGACCGGCCGCCTCGCGCTCGAAACCGTCGAAGCCGAAGTCACCCGCAACGTCCGTTGGGCCTTCCAGACTGCTGCGCCGACCATCGCGGCCGCATGGCAGTTCCTGGGCGATGAGTTCTTGGAGCTTGTGTCGGGAACGAAGCTTCCGGGGCGCCTGAAAAAGTTCAAGACCGAAGAGCTGCGCGCCGCTTTTGGTGCCGCCTTTTACCGCGTTTCACCGGTCGCAGGCGCTTGCCACGCCTGACACCGACCGTCACACCGGCAACAGGAAAAACATCATGGAATTTCAATCGGAAGTGATCGTGCACGCGGTCAAAGAATCGGCAGGCGAGTACGAGGGCCGTGCCTTCTCGTCGACCACGTTCCATTGTGAAGTCGACCTCAAGGAAAACGGCGCCGGCCGGTCCATCGGTCGTGTCACGCGCCCTTTCAAGCTGGGCGATGCGAAGGAGTTCGACAAGTGGGCCCACCTGGGCCAGTCGCTGCCCATCAAGGCACGCGCGACCTTCGAAATGGAAGCCTCACGCGATGACGGCGCCAAGCTGACCCTCAAGGCCATCGTGCCGGTGGCCGTCGAACGTCAGACCTCCAAGGCCAGCTAATGCGCCTGCTCGTGCAGTCACTCGCAACCGGTCGCTTTCTGGCGCCCTCGCTCGATGACGGTCAGCCCGAGTGGGTGCCGTCGTTGCGCGAAGCCGGGGGCGGTGTGGTGCGCGATCCGGAATCCGCACAGCAGCTCATTCAGGACTGCTGCGACTTCGACGATAAGCCGATCGTGATCGACCTCGATCGCCTCGGCACTGCCAACGACTACTGAGGATCGATATGGAAAGCTATCTGCTCGGCGGTTTGAGCGGCCTTCTGATGATGGTCGCTTTCAACTGCCTCACCTATGCCGCTGGCGAGCACGCAGAGCGCGAGTATCGGATTCGGCGTGCCTCGGAGCGCAGCCGAGCTGCTCAAAGGGCGGTCGCTTGAACTGGCTGGTTCGCACGTTCGGTCATGCCTTCGTGCGCAAGCTCGGCTACATCGCTGCCGCTGGTGCCGTGGCGCTGGTCGTAGGGCTGTTTCGTGGCTGAACCGACCTCGATCAGTTGCGCCTCGGCTTGCACCGTCACGGTGGTGCATGAGCTGGCCCTTCCTCCGCTTCAGCTTGAACCGGCTGAGGCTGCGCAAATCGCCGTCGCGATCCTGGCGGTTTGGGCGGCAGGTTTCGGAATTCGGGAATTGGTCCGCGTGGTTCGCCATACGGATAAAGCCGAGGTCGAAGAGTGAAAGTTTGTGACTGTCAATTCATCATCGCAGGGATGCGCCGTGAATTGACGGGTGCAAATTCGCACCGTTTCAACAAATGGAGTTTTCGCATGAACAAGCAAATCGCACGTCGCATCGCCGCCCTCGGTCTGGTCGGTGCATCGGCCGCTTCGCAAGCCGCAGCTGTGGACGTCACCGCCCTGACCGCTGATATCGCGCTGCAGGTCGCCCCGGTGGTCGCAGTGGGCGGCGCCGTGCTTCTGGTCGTGGTCGCCGCCAAGGCGTTCAAGTGGGTGCGTTCGGCCCTGTCCTGATTCGTCAGGTCGGGTAGGTGCAAAGGCCTTCGGGCTTTTGCCCTTTTCTAAGTTCCATTGGTGGCACTTAGTAAAGGGAGTCGGCAATGGGGATCTTTGTGTTAATTGCTGTTTTGGGGGCGGCATGGCTCATTTTTACCGCCTAGTATTTGCCCTGCTGGCGTTTGCTTACTCGCCATTTGCTATGTCTGTGGTGTGCGGCACCCAATATACGCAAGAATTTAAAATGAGCCTGCACTTTGACAACGCGGCGGCGGCGTGTGCCTCTGCGATGGAGAGTCGTGCGCCCTGGGGTGAGGGTGAATACACCATTCAATATGCCGGTGTTGGTGAAAGTGGCGGGTTGCCTGCCTGTCTGATTAAACGTTTTAAGGATGGCAAATTTGACCAGAATCTGAACGTCCGGCTTTATATCGAGGAAATTGGTCCGCCCGAAGGTGGGACCTGTTCTGGTCCGGTTGGCGGTAATGGTGAAGCTGCCGAATTCTGTAAAGGCATGGGCGAGGTAAAGGCAAAATGGCGCATGGTCGGTGTTACGACCGGGTCTGCACCTTCGACAGCTTGCTATATGCCGCAACCTCCTTTTGAGGGTGCTGGCGCCAATTCCGGTTGTGCAACAACAATTGGAGATTCGGTCGCTGTTCCTAATCCGGATGGCACGCGCTCATGGTCTGCGACTGGCGTTGCAACGGGTCAGCTGTGTACGGATGCTCCAGCCACTGCCAATGGGAGTGCGACTCAGAATCCGCCGCCTCGTGCTGCCGAGAATCCATGCCCAAATGGCTTTCCTGGGAGTGTCAATGGCACATCCGTTTGCGTGCCTTCTGTCCCTGATTCCGGTGTCGGCGGGACGACTAAAAAAGAGGTTACCAATGCGGACGGTTCGAAAGAGATAACTGATACGTCCACGGAATGCAATGGCGGCGTTTGTACGACGACGACGACAAAGAAAAATGTGGATTCGGCCGGTAACCAAGTTGGTTCTTCCTCTACGACGACGACTAAAGAGTCGATCACGGCGAAATGCGCGGCGACGCCCGGGGACAAAGTTTGCATCGCTGTTGGCCTGGGCGGCTCCAATAGTTCGGGTGGTGGTCGTGGCAATGATGAGGACGGCCCAAGCTCGTTCGGTGGTGACTGTGCAGCTGGATTTAAAGCAGTCAGCGACGATGCGGTAATCAATGCAATGGCTGAGGAAACCTTTCGCCAGAATTGCAAAGTGAACCCGGACGCAATGTCGCAATTGAAAGGCCAACAAGCTAATGCCGCTGATCCGTCCGAGTCAATAAAAAAGGACAATGGCGCTTTTTATGAGCGCGAGATTACCTCCGACATGATTCAGCAGACCGATTACATTGGAATGGGTGAACAGTGCATGCCGGATAAGTCAATTAGCATTCACGGGCAGTCGTTTCTAATTCCGTTTTCGAATATCTGCGATCCGATGCGCTATATCGGTTTGATTGCCGTGGCTGCGTCGCTTGTTCTTGCATATCGCATCATTGGGAGTAACAAGTAATGCCCGCAATTCTTTTTGCGTTGGGTACACTCTTAATCAACATTTCGACCACGCTGGTCGGTCGTGTGTTGTTGGCCCTTGGGATGGGTGTGGCGACGTTCACGGGCATGCAGGCGACGATGGGCTATATCGGCATGCAGTTCGTCGAGAAGGTGCGGCTTTTGCCTCCTGAGGTGATCGGGATGCTCGGCGTAATGAAGCTCGGCGTTTGCGTCTCTGTTATTACATCTGCTATTGCCGTGAAGCTCCTGATGAACGGGCTTACCGGCGATACGTTTAAACGTTGGGTCATGCGCTGATATGCTTTACCTTCGCACTGGTTCTAATGGGTCTGGGAAGACCCTTTGCACTTTGCAGGACGTTCGTAAGCTGCAATTAGAAAGCGGTCGACCGGTTTGCTACAACGCCAGTTGCAAACTTAAACCAGAAATAAAAGCGGAATTTGGCTGGAAGCTGATTGAATTCAAGGATTGGGAAGCCGAGACGGACGGCACGATTTTCTTGATGGACGAATGCCATAAGGATTTGCCCAAGACGGCCAGTGGCGCCGCATTGCCGCGCTACGTGCAAATGCTGGCTGAGCATCGTTCGCGTGGATTCGATTTCTTTCTGCTCACGCAGCATCCGTCGAACATCAATGTATTCGTGCGCAAGCTGATCGGCGCGCCGGGTTGGCATCAGCATTTGAAGCGCGTCGCGGGTGCGTCTCCCGTTAGCCGAGTTCTTCAATGGGACGCGGTCAACGAGAAGTGCGAGCAAAACGGCTCGGGCAAGTCGGCATCGATCTCGACCCGGATGCATCCGAAAGAGGTCTACGGCTGGTATGACTCGGCCGAGCTGCACACCGGCAAGGTCCGCATTCCGAAACAGGTCTATGTGATTGCCGGGTGCCTGCTCGGCATCGTCGCCCTGGGCTTCATGACCGTTTCTTATCTCAATCGACTTGGAGACAAGGGCAACGAGAAAGCGGCGGTGAGTGCACCTGGGCTGCTGCCTGGCCAAGCTGCGCCAGGTCGACCGTCCGGCGATACTCGAGCATCGGTAACGCCTCGGGATTACGTGGCCGCATACGTGCCTCGGGTGCCGTCGCTGATGCACACCGCGCCGGCCTACGATGAGTTGACGAAGCCCAAGCGCGTGCCGGTGCCTGCGGCCTGCGTCTCGATGCCGTCCAAGGGCTGCAAGTGCTTCACGCAGGACGGCACGCCCTACCCGACCGATGCGGCGATGTGCACCGCCATCGTCAAACACGGGATCTTCCTGGCCTTCTCTCCTGAGCCCGAAGCCAGCCGCGGCGAAGAGATCCGCGATCGCCGTTCGGAACGTGTCGCGCAGGTTGAGCAGGGCCCGTCTGTGACGCTGATTGGTGACGGTCGACCAGTCGCCGCACCTGTGCCCGCAGAACAGGCGCCAGCGCAGCCACAGCGCATTGCCTCAGTGCGCCGCTAGCCCTTCTTTTGCTGAACAGGTTTCGGGGGTATGGGGGTCTCCCCCATGTAAGCCGTCGTGCGGCCTATGCCCGCTTTAAGTGGCGTGATATCTTTACCGCGAATTACAATTTTCAAGCTGAAAGAGACTTGACATAACCTTTATTGCGTACAGCGATTTTGCCCTTTATACATTGTGTAAATCACGAATGCTCGTGGCGACTCGGGCTTATATGCCCTCGACAATCCTTATCTCCCGACTCGCGCCTCCATCCAGCGCGTCCAAGGCCGCCTGGTACTCAGGGCTATCGTGCGCTGCCGTCGCCTGCGCCACGCTGTCGAACTCCAGCAACACGGTCCTTTGCATCACACCCATCTCATAGACCTTCGCTGGCTCTCCGCGCGCTAGAAAACGTCCGCCGTGCGCAGTGAGAGCCGGCCCGGCGAGCTTTGCGTACGCGGCGAGCTTGTCAGCGTCATTGACCGCGCTGTAGATACTGACCCAGTAAGTCTTCGACATATCGTCTCCTCGAATCAAAAAAGAAATCACGTTGCCGTCGGCAACGGTTGGCGACAGGACCACCACCACTCACCAGAATTGCCACCACGGTCGCCGGCGCGGCGCCGCGAAGCGCAGCGGCGCGCCGAACTCGCTGACGATCCCGGCGCGACGGCGCAGCTCCCGTTCGAGTGCGTCGCCACGCTGCGCTGTGTAACCGCTGCCGCGAAGCGCGGCGCGACGGTGCTGTTGGATGGCGACAGCGAGCGCTTCGTCGGTAAGCAGGTGCGGTTCTATCTCGTCGAACATTCGACGCTCCTCGTGCGCATGGGTGGCAGTTGGTCGATCGGATTTTCGATTGTCATCGACTGTGGGAGGCGTCCGCGCAACCGACTCACGTTGTCTGCATGATGTGGGCGGTGATGGCAGCACCGAAACGCCGCGTCGTCGCGTTGCCGTCAGCGCAACGAACGGGTTCGTCAACGCACCTCCATTCCGACCCAAGCAACCAATCATGGCCGCACCCGCAGAACCTGAAGACCCCGCCCGCACCGCACCTCGCCGATTCGACGACCTGCCCGGCCCACGCGGCCTGCCGGTGTTCGGCAACCTGCTGCAGATCGACTCCACGCGGCTCCATCTGCAGCTCGAGTCATGGTGCCGCAAATATGGACCGATTTTCAGACTGCGCCTGGGCGCCGGCCGCGTCGTCGTGATCGGCGACCACGAACTGGTCGCCAAGTTGCTGCGCGACCGCCCCGACGGTTTCCGGCGAACCGCCCGGTTCGAGCAGGTATGGACCGAACTCGGCCTCAAGACCGGGGTCTTCAGCGCCAACGGCGATACCTGGCGCCAACAGCGCCGCATGGTGATGGCCGGATTCGATCCCGGCAGCGTGCGACGCTATCACCCGGCACTGCAACGCGTGGCGCTGCGGTTGGCC